TGGCATAATAGCTTCCTCACCATTTAGATTTATTTGCCCAATAAGCCGCAGACATTTTGCCTTTGGCTATGTTTTTTGCATGACGCGCCTTAAAAGATTTACGTCTTGCTTTCTCTTTAGGAGTGCTTGGATTTTTACCTGCACCACTAACACCTTGCTGTCCATAGCGTATCGTCTTAACTTTGTCGCCTTCCTTGGCTACAACTACGTGCGACTTAGTAGGGTGGCTAGGCGTTCTCTTCGGTTTGTTGAACCCGCTTACCCCTGCTCTTGCTAGTCGTGGATCCTTTCCTTTGCTCATTGAGGTTCTCCTCCAAACGTGCTACCTTCTCTTCTAGGTTCGACAGGCGGTTGAACTGCCCCTTGAACGCTTCGTTGACTTGGGCGATTAGGTTCTTGAGGTCTTGCTGGGTCATTAACATTTATCTTAGCCTCTACTTCTTTGTCTTTAGTGATTGCTTGTGCGACCTTTAGGCGACGCTCAAACTCTTTGTCGTCTTGATCACCCGCTGCGAGGTTACGTGTAATGGCCTCAATGCGTTTAATCTCAACCTCTTGCGGCTCAAGCTGCGCTTCGACAGAGTACTTCTGCGCTCGTGCCTGCGACTCTTGTGCCTGTGCTGACAGTGCTGCCGTCTGCGACTGCTGTAACGCAAGCTGTGCCTGTTGTGCTTGCATAGCTGCCTGTTGTGCTTCTGGGTTAGGCTGCTGTGCTTGCTGCATGGCTGCGATAAGTTCTTCACGGTTAGACAAGTTCATGTTGTCGATGATGCTCTGAATGAGGACTGGATAGACTGGGCTATCCTGCTTCATGGTTTGCAAGAGTTGTACAAGCTGTGTAACCTCGTACTCACGAGCAATGATGCCCAGCGTAGAGGTTGCGTTAAACTTGTAGTCCTTCACAGGATAGTTCTCTGGGTCGAACTGCATGTAACGGTGTGCAGCCTTCTTAACAAACGGAATCAAGAATGACTGCTGGAAGTTTATCAGAGTGCGTTTATGGCGTTTAATGATAGCACCGAGAGACATAGAAATACCAGCGGCAGTAGCTTCACCATTAACGTTGCCAGCGAGTCCCGCTGAATCAACTGCTCCAGTAGCTTGTTGTACCATTTGCTGAAGAGAGGCTGCTTGGGCGAATGTGATCTGGCCCACTTGACCAAAGTTGAACGGCTGTAAGACTTCACGAGGATCTCCATTAGTCAGGATTGTTTTGCCGGGACGTATCTCTGGCTTTGCCCCGCGTGGAAACTTAGTGGCATCAATAGCAAGCATTGGATGTATCGTCAGGCTCAAAGCGTCAATACGCGCACGTAGCTCAGTGTCGAGGGCTTTCTGGCTGTTGTAGCCTTTCTCACAAACACCACGACCCCAGAACATAGAAGGTACTACATCCCACGGAAACGCAACTACAGGTCTGTCTTGCATCATGTAGGGATTCGCTTCAGCCTTAAGAAGGACACCGCCGTTGGCAATAACAACAACTGCCTCTACATAACCTGCGTCACCATCAATTTTCTCGTCGGTTGCTTCTTCTAACATGTGCTTAGGCACCAGTCCATAGTACTTTGTCAGTCGAACTTTGTCGTCACCGTAGACTGTAATGTCTTGGTCAGGTTCAAGGTCTGTGTCAGGAGCCGCTGTGCCTACGTAGGTGTCTCTGTACACGCCGCTCTCTTGAAGCTGCTCTACGTGGTGGCTTCCAACAAACTCGTCCACAGCGACGCCCATAGCGTCCTCAATGGACGTTGCTACAGGATCAATCAGGAAGTTCTGTGGCATGACAGGCTTAAGCTTAACAACTACACGATCTGTAATGTTAACACCCACTGCCTGAAGTTGCCCATCCATGATCGGCTGGGTAGCTGGAGCCATCTCTTTGATTTCTTCAATGATGATTTCGCCAACACCAGTACCGAATACAGCCGCGTTGATAAGACACTCTGCGACAGCCTTACGAACTTTGGTGTTCTCAAAGTCTTCAGTAAGTTTGTTACGCAGATAAAGAACGTCCTGAGATTCTTTGTCGTTAAAGTCGTCTGAAATGTCAAACCACTTACCGCGACCAAACGTAGCCTCTTCCATCTCAGCAACGTTAGACTCTACAGCTTGCTGCAAGGCAGGACTGATTATGCGTGAGCGTTCTGACTTGCGCTCAGTGTCTGCTGGATCCCAGATGCCACGCCACAGTCTGTAGTACTCATCAAACTTTTCTTCGTAGTTAGACTGATAGTTGTCGCGCCAGTCTTCGCACTTGTTCATTACCCAATCTTCCAAGGACTCTTGAACGAGTAAAGGATCAGGGCTGTATATGTTGTCTTCCATAATTAGTATCCCGCTACAATATCTAAGATTTCAAGTTCATCTTCTATGAAGTCGTGTATCCCATACGGTACAGTTGCCATCTGGTCAATGTACGCTAGGGAGTCAACAAGATCATCGTGAGTTAGCGGGTCGGGAAACTGAAATAGCTGGTCGAGGAAACGTGCGTTCCATTCGCCCTTATTTAAACTTATGATGCCGTTTTCAAATCTACCCTGTAATGCCCACATGATCCTATCAGTTTTCTTTTTGTTACCGTGCGTAAGCTCTTCTACTCGAAAGTACTTACCGTACTTCCTTTGAAGATCCATTAACGGTGACATTACTGCCTGCTTTGCAATGCCGCGCTCAATGCCTACAGATACTGGCTGGTAATCCCTGACGGCTTGGAATATCTTCATCGCCGTTTCGTCTAACGTCCAACGTCCGTAGATAATGTTTTCTATGTGCCAGTCACCGTTGTCACCCACCTTGACTACGGAGATTGCAGTTTCGTCTAGCTTAGAACTCTTCGTGCGTTTCTTACCCACCTCTTCAAAACCAGCCAAGTCAATGGCTATGTAGTAGTCTCCTGCTTCGGGGGCCTCTCCGTACTGTACCCACTCTTCTTTAAACATCTCTGAGCCAACCGCCTCAAAGGACGCCATGAACTCTTGACGAAAGGCGTAAGAAGACATTGACTTTTTGGCGACATTAATTTCAGCAGGGTCGAGTAAGTTGTTATCGTAGCTTGTGAAGTGCCATGCTGAGTACGTTTCGTCATCGCCTAGCTCCGCATACTTGTACAATTCGTAGAAGTGGTTACGGCCCATCGGAGTTCCTATGAACATCGCCGAACCCTTCTGGTCAGCCAGCGCAGGACGTAGGACTTGCTCCCAAACGTCAGGCTTCATGTCTGCGTATTCGTCCATGACTAGGAACTTAAGAGACACACCACGCATAGTCTCTGGACGGTCAGCACCCTTAAGCGTAATGGTTGCGCCGTTGACCAGCTTTAGCTGTAAGTTGTTGATATGAGAGCCTACAATAACATCATGGCCTAGCTCAAGTAGGGTCTGCCACATAATGTCACGGGCTTGTCCCTGTGTAGGAGCAACGTAGAATACATGACCGCGTTCAGCCTGCAATGCATTGATGATTAACATCCACGCAGCCAGCCGGGACTTGCCTGTACGACGCCCAGCAGCAACCACCTTAAAACGTGTAGGGTCATTAAAGACTTTTGTCTGCCAATCTAGCAGTTCTACGTTAACGTCAGTCATGCGCCGTTGAAGTTCACAAAAGTTGCAGGGGCTTCTAGCAGATCAAAGGTGACTACGACTTCCATGTTTCCTGAACCGCCTGCTGCTGCTTTGATGACATCTCCGGGCTGTAACACAAACACAGCATTCCCGTCAATAAGCAGATACTCTTTAGATTGTACGTTAGTTCCGTTTAGTATGTAGATGTCAGGGTCTGGAGTCTTGTCTACAAACAGTGTAATGTCGTTAGTAGAGTTGTGCAGATTAGAAACAAACGCCATGTTCCAGTGGGCAACGTAGCCACTAGGAATAGTCACAATAGTTTGCGTAGAAGTGTCTGTTAAGTTTACATTCTTCGTGTATAACATATTAAACAGCTTCTGGAAAAGTGTTAGCAGTCAACGCTACTTCGTCTTTTGTAGGAGCTTTTAAATTAAATATCTCAGAAATTCTAGGATCTTTATATATGTCCTCAACTGTATGATGGAACTTACTATAAGCTTCAGCCATCGCCAATGAATTTCCTTCTGCTATTTTTTTTAAATACTCATCAGTTCCTTTTTGCTCGTAAAGATTGGCAAGAAATAAAGCTTTTTGTTGGTCTTTAGACAAGAGGTTGGGGTCGTTATGCTCTCTTGCTTTTTTTATCCACTCAGATTTTCCTAAGTGCCTTTCTAATCTGTTAAGACCTGTCTGAAAAGCATTTCCTTTTCCTTCAGTTAAAAATTGAAAAATTCCTTTTGCACTGCTTATTTTGCTGGTAGTGTTTTTACCGCCAGATGATTCTATTTCAGCTACTTTATTTGTAAACTCATCTATATTTTTTGTATCTTTTAAGTTTAGCTTATTAGCTATACCAGATTTGACTTTATTGTAATCACTCATTTACTATTTCTCCGTCAATAACGTCACCTGATGAAACTTCTGTAGCGCCCACGCCTGTAATGTTAATCTGTATGGCGCTTCTTCCGCTTTCTTTAATGATTTCTTTTTCAAATAGCGCAGTTGGTGCAACCCTGTCCATCACCAGCTTCCACGCTGCTGCTTGATTCTTGTGATCGTCGTCCAAAGCCGCAGAAAATATAGCATCTAAAACCTTTCTGGACTTCGGTGAGGCTAACATCCTAGCCTTATACTCATTCATGATGCCAGCGTCGCCCTTCGGACGCCCAACACCCCGCCTGTTTCCTTTCTTAACAGCCTCTACTTCTTTCTTTTTGGGACGACCACGACCACTACCGGGGTTTTCTGACACTATAACATCCTCGTATAAGAACTATATAGAAACTTTGCCGTTCCATGACTGCATATTAGCCCATGACTGCATATAGGCATTAAAGTTATATTTATATATGTTTATCCTTAATGCTTTTATGTGGTCAAGTTCCTATATGTTGTCAAGCATTAGCGGCGCGATCAAGTTTCTCTTTAGTTAATCACTTATCTATACAGTATATTATAGCATACTTTTCAGTGTTTGTCAAGTCTTTTCTTTAATAATGTTAATACTACACAGATCTGTACTGTTCTGTACTGTCCCTTACAGGCGCACTCCAGATTCTGTTTAGACCCTTACGTTGTCTTGCTTTCTGCGTTGCATGTTGAGTTTCAATTTAGCTCTTTTTTGTATCTGAGCAGCAACAGTACAGTACAGCGCAGCCAGTCCCCCTCCCCCGTGCCTAAATAGCTGTACAGTATGTAAATCATACCGAGTATCTAACCAGTATCTAGTATGATAAACATACCGAGTATCTGCGGAGTGACTAAATATGCAAGTGTGAGAGTCTAGGCAGTACCCTATAGACTCTAAACTGTATCGCCAGTGTTCCACGTAGAACATACTGTATATCTAACCAGTACTGTACGTTTAACCAGTAGTGTTACCGTGTTACCGTAGTGTTACCGATAGTGTTACCGTGTTACCTGCTAGTGTTACCCAAGGTTACAAAGTAACACTTTATTGACTGTACAAATATACAGCATTGGCGTGTAAGTTATTGATTTATAAAGACTTTATATATCTGGCATGGCATGTGCGTTATATTGGGTAGTGGCAGCCCAGCGCGCCACTGTTTGTTAACAATTCGCCAGCGCCTATTTTGGCGCGCCATAGTGCGACACTACCGAATAAGTGGTGGTGTCCTTAATGTTTACTTGGGTTGCGGTATGCACCCACCACAATTACGCCACTGTTATAGTAGGTTGAGAACGGCTAATGCCTAGACCGATAGCATGCGAAAAGTAGCGCGGTTTTCCAAGCGCGATAATTGCGGCCATACACTCGAGTAAACGCCAACGGGGACACCACTAGCGAACGGGGTAGCGGATAGCAAAGCAAAATCCGAAAGGCACTATAAAACTGGCATAGTAGAATTTTGGGTTAAATGCCCCACGATAGAACGCCAGATCTAACTAGCAAAAAAGAAAGTGTATAGATTCCAACCCGTCTTATATGGCGGGTTTTTATGTATACATTTCGTATACTGTTTATAAATTCTTATAACCTACCAAAAAAGTGAGAAAATATTATGAGTACTATTCAATTGACCGATGCGCAGATCTCAGCCAATGTTGAATGTTTACGGGGTATTAAAAAAGCTCAGATAAACATTGCGGCCATGTTATTAAACGATTATGCACTGTACTTTCACGGTAACGCGGACGCTGAAAAAGCGATTGTGGCGTATTGGAACGCTTGCGTTGACGCTGGACTAAAAGCAAAAGTGACAGCGCAGTTATCAACGGCTAGTAAAAAGCACCACAAAAACGTCGGAGTATCCACTGGCGGCGTAAAAGTAGTGGATAATAAAATTGTTGAGGCGCCAACCCGCGCACCAAAAGAGGCTAAAAATCCACTGTTAGATAAGGCAAAAGAGCTATCACCAAAGCTAACCGCCGAACAACAAAAAATACTCGCTGAGTTATTGTCGCAGGCCGCCAATGATATGGTTGCAAAATCTTAAAGTTATAATTCTTATAAGGGGAAAGTGTATGTGCAATTCAAAAACGGAACGTTTACAAGAAGAATTGTCAGATCATGGCGTTTTCGCAATGTGGCCAACGTTTTACGAGCGTGAACACGACGGCTTCACAGACGGCGGTGGTTTCATTATTGAAATGTCAGCGGTGGACGCTGAAGGTCGCAGCAAAAAGGAATGCAAAGAAATAATTGAAGAAGTCTGTTATGATTTGTTCTATAGGGAAAGCTGCGGGTGCTCCCACGATTGCTGCGGCTGCGGGTTTACGTCAAGCTGGCGCGTCATTGTAGTGGAAGGCGTGAACGTGTACGGCGATGCACACTTGAAAGGAAAGCCAGCGTATGAGGTAGTGGTGCGCTTCGGTTATGGTTTAAACTACTAACAGTTATAATTCTTATAAGGGGAAAGTGTATGGACGATTTAGTTTTGTACGGCGAAAACGGCGAAGAAATAACGCTGCCAACGCGCTGGGTAGTTTGTGATCGCTGCGACGGCGAAGGCAAACACTCAAACCCCAGCATTGACGGGAATGGAATTACCGCCAGTGAGATGGCTGAAATGTGCTATGAGGATGAGGATTTTGCCGAGCACTATTTCAGCGGCGTGTATGATGTGACATGTCACGAGTGCGACGGTAAGCGCGTGACCAAAGCGGTAAACTTTGGAGCTATGTCCGAAGCTGACGTTACAGAATACAAGCTTCAGCAGGAGCAACGCCGAGAGGCTGAGCTTGAAAGTTATTACGAGCGCAGAGCAGGCGCGTAACCGTAACAGTTATAATTCTTATAAGGAGAAAACCATGAAGCTAACAAATCTAGACCTCGAGCAGTTGCAAACCCTCAAGCGCATGGTGTCGGACGCCTCGACTCACGCCTCCGCAATGGTAAGGTATTGGCATGACAAATCGGATGAACCTCTGCTAGTCAACGGTGAGGTTGCTTTTGAGGGAGCCAAAGCAGAGCTTAAGCATTGGTGGGAAGTAGAGCAAAAGTGGTGGCGCATTGAAGACGACGTTTGCGCCCGTATTAGAAATCTTAAATCGTAGTTATAATTCTTATAAGGAGAATGAAATGCAAGACGAATTGATTTGGTGTTTGGTTTGGGTTAGTATTCTTTTAACGATGTTCCCTTGGAGGGTAGGCAAATGATAGTGTTTAATTATGTAAGCAAAAAAGAAATGAAAGAGCACGTAGGAAAACCGCTAAGATTTATTGAGACTAGTCTTTTCGGGCCTGAGTATATCAGCGACGGTGTTCTAGTGGGCGCTAACAGACCGCATATCACTGGCAAAGGCCGTGAGTTTTTTGCTGAAGTTACCATGCGCGACGGTCTAATTCATAAAGTAAAGTGAGGGTAGGAAAATGAGCGAATACGGAAGCGATGCAAAGTACAAAGAGTTTAATATTTACATGGGTAAAGATAAGATTTATTTTGAGCATGAGCATTTAGGTGAGGACGATGCATGTTGTGTTTACCTTGAGCATGGTAGAATTTACGACTATGATATGTGCTTTGCTATACCTAATGAGGTGGGGCAGTGGCTGCACAAGGAAGGCTACAACGTTTATTGGGATGTTGACATGTGGAATTACGATTGAGGATTGAGTTATGAGTAAACTAACAGAAGCACGACTGGCAGTAGGCGGGTTGACTACAACGTCGAAGATGCCTTGTAAATCTTACAACTTACCAGCGCAGGAGTGTAACGTCGGCAGCAAGCTACGCAAACAGAAGGGGTCAACGTGTAGCAAATGCTATGCGCTGAAGGGTAGGTATCACTTTCCAAATGTCAAGGACGCATTGTATAGAAGATTTAACACGATTAAATCTAAGCATTGGGTTGACAATATGGTAACAGCTATCAAGTCACCGGACTATTTCAGGTGGCACGATAGCGGTGACTTACAAGACGCGCAGCACCTCGACAACATTGTGCAGGTAGCGCGGCGAACACCCGACACACTGCACTGGTTGCCGACTAGGGAGTACAAGCTTATAAGAAATTATAGCGGTGACGTTCCAGAAAACTTAATCATTCGAGTGTCAGCGCCCGACATTGACGGCCCTGCGCCAGCGTTTACACACACATCAACAGTTCACAAAAACATAATACCAACGGGTCACGTATGCCCAGCGCCGAAGCAAGGAGGC